CAATAACCAATAACAAAGGATAAATTATGGCGAACGGAAAAAACGTAGTAAAAAAGAACGGCAACGCTCTTCCAATGGAAGTTAGTCTGTTAGAAGAAGATGCCAATATAGGGCTTTCCAATATGTCTATGGAAGACCTATCAATTCCTTTTCTTCGCATCCTTGGAGATATGTCTCCACAGGTCAAGAAGTCAAAGGAAGAATATGTCGAAGGCGCTGAGCCTGGGATGATCTTCAACACTGTCACCAGGGAAATCTTTGGTGGCGAAAAAGGTGTTTTAATCGTTCCTTGTTTTTACAACGCCAATTTTCTTGAATGGTCTGACCGTGGCACTGGTTCAAGTGCGCCAGTCGTTCATTCAATCGGCAGTGATATTGTGTCACAAACAACAGAAGACAAGGACAGAAAGTTAAGATTGGACAACGGGAACTACATTGAAAGAACCCACAATCACTACTGTCTGTATGTGGATGAAAAAACTGAAGGCACTTCCCAGTGTTTAATCACGATGAAGTCAAGCCAGTTGAAGCATTCACGTCGTTGGAACTCTGTTCAAATGGGCATAAAAATACAAGGAAAAAATGGTTTATTTACACCTGCCATTTACAGTCATTCTTATCGTTTAACAACACGCCCCGAATCAAATGACAAGGGCGATTGGTACGGTTGGAATATTAACAAGGTTGGTCCTGTTAGTAAGGATACCTATCAAGCTGCGAAAGCTTTTGCCGACAACATTGGCAAGGGAAAAGTGACTGTTAAATATGAGAGCGAATCTGGCTCTACGGATACTAGCAAGTTACCGTTTTAGTCAGTGCTTAGAAGCGGGAGTGGGTATCTCCCGCTTTTTTAATCTAAGGGTGTGGAATGGACATTAACAAATTTAAGAGTATCTTTAATGGTTTGGAACGTGCGTATGGCCAGTACAAGGCGGGCGACGTGCGGGAAAATGGCAAGCAAAGTGGCAAAGCCTTTATCAAGAAAGAAAAAGTTACCGATCAGCTATGGCAAGACCATTTGGACGGCAAGGACCCAAGCCTTGGCATCATTCCGATAAGGGACAATGCGAGCTGCAGTTGGTGCTGTATTGACGTTGACACCTATCCCCTGGATTACAAGAAATTACTAGATAACATTAAAAAAAGAAAACTTCCTATCATCATGTGCCGTTCAAAAAGCGGAGGGGCGCATTTATTCATATTCATAGACGGGGAAATATCCGCGCGGATCGCCCGGTCAAAGCTGTCGGAGATTTCCGCAGCCATTGGCTACGCAAGCTGTGAAATATTTCCGAAGCAAATAGAAATCAAGGCGGAACGGGGAGACACGGGAAACTTCTTGAATCTACCATACAACAATGGAGACAAGTCCAATCGCTACGCCTTTCATCCCGACACGGCGAACGCCTTAACCCTAGAAGAATTTTATGAATTCTATGACAAGTGCAAGGTTACGCCCGATGAATTTAAAAACATAAAAGTTGCGAAGAAAACAGAAAAGAACGGTTTCAGCGACGGGCCGTGCTGTGTGGAGACGCTTGTTGAACTTGGCATACCGGAAGGTGGCCGGGACAACTCCCTTTATCAGTATGCCGTCTACGCAAAGAAAAAATATCCCAATAAATGGAAGGAAAGGGTGGATGAATTCAATTTCAAGTACATGAAGCCACCACTGTCCTCCCAGCAAGTGCAAAAAACGATCAACCAGCATGAAAAGCACGACTACCAGTACAAATGCAAGGACACGCCGATGTGCAACCACTGCAACTCATCACTGTGCAAAACACGAAAGTACGGAATAGGAAATGACTATGAGCATAATTTTTCCGATTTGACGAAATACCAGTCGGATGAGTCCATATGGTTTTTAAACATTGACGGAAGGCGCATATCCCTAACAACCGAGCAGCTGTTTGACCAGAACAAGTTTAGGAAAGCGTGCATGGACAATTTGAATGTCCTTCCCAATCCGATGAACAACCGCGACTGGACGGCGCGCGTGCAAAGCCTTCTGGAAAACGTGGAGGTCATTGAAATGCCCGAGGAAGTAACACGGGAAGGACGCTTTAGTGATCTTCTCGATTCCTTTATGAACGAGCAAGCGGAAGGATTGAACATTGACGAGATCCTCATCGGCAAGCCTTTCACCGAGGACGACAAGACATACTTTAAAATGTCTGCGCTGGAGGAATATCTGCGCAAGAAAAAATTCAATGACTTTACAACAACACAGATGGCCGCCCGCATACGACAGCTTGGTGGTGGTGACACGCGAAAGAAAATCCGGGGAAAGACGGTCTATGTCTGGTGGCTGCCGGCCAGTGACCGCGAGATGCTAGAGGGATCATTGGCAACCCCTGAAGTGTCAGAGGAGCTACCGTTTTAATGTTACGACATCTAGATCTATTCTCAGGGATTGGCGGCTTCAGCTTAGGTCTTGAAGCCACGGGTGGCTTTGAAACGGTGGCGTTCTGCGACATCGAAGAATTTCCAAGAAAAGTGCTGCAAAAGCACTGGCCACATGTTAAACAGTATGAAGACATAAAGGAGCTTAACTATGACAAACTTAAATCAGATGGACTTGTTCCCATCGACATCATCACAGGAGGATATCCTTGCCAGCCTTTCTCCGTCGCAGGTAGAAAAAAAGGTGAGGAAGATCCGCGACACCTCTGGCCAGAGTATTTTAGGCTTGTCAAGGAACTCCGGCCTACTTGGGTCATTGGAGAAAACGTTGGTGGGCATATTAAACTCGGTCTCGACACCGTACTCGAGAACCTGGAGAGTGAAGGTTACGCCGTCAGGACGTTTAGTATTCCAGCTTCTGCCATCGGTGCCAACCACAAAAGAGAAAGGGTCTGGATTGTGGCTCACTCCGAGCGCAACGACAATCTCCGAGAGGAGCAAAGAGTCAATGGAGAAAAGGAAGAAATACAGAGAGAGCATCGGAAGGACGACAGTACCACCAGGCAATTTAGCGGAACAGATTCAATACGGGAAACCAATAACACAGATGTGGAGAACGCCGGACGCTCATTGCGATCGGGGTCCGAGTTCCGAGGAGAGAATGAAAAAGAAATTGGACAAGGGAATGCCGATCTCACTCAACGATCAGGTGAAGCATCCCAATTTGATGTGGCCGACACCGTCAGCGGGAATGCACAAGCAGGACGTGAAGGACGACGGGAGATACGCAAGGGACATCAAGGAGAAGGGATATCAAGTAATGCTTCCAGCGGCGGTGAAGATATGGCCAACACCAAGAGCAGCTTTAGGAATGTCAATGAGATTAACAAAGAATATGGCGAAACTGAGACACAAGAAATACTTGGAGACGGAAGTAGCTTATCACGAACACAAGTCGAAAGTCCCTGGGAGGGGTGGTGGGACATTGAACCCGACGTGGGTCGAGTGGCTTATGGGATATCCGCTAGGACACACCGACTTAAAGGATTAGGGAATAGCCTCGTTCCTGCTATTCCCTATCATATAGGGACAGCAATCCTAGAGACCTATAATGAATAATAAAGTCATATTCGGTCCCCCAGGAACGGGAAAAACAACCTATCTTCTCAACGTTGTTAACGACAAGATAAAAGAGGGCATCAAGCCCGATCGCATCGGATACTTCGCCTACACGAAAAAAGCGGCAAGTGAAGCTGTTGAAAGGGCGTGCATTAAGTTCAATCTAGAGAGAAAGGATTTTCAGTACTTTAGAACACTGCATAGCCTAGCTTTTCAGATGCTGGGGTTAAGCACCAATGATGTCATGCGCACGAAGAACTACGCCGAGCTTTCAAAAATGCTTGGGCTGAAACTGTCCAACGCACAGGACAACATTGATAATAATGGCGCCTTTGTACAGGATGATATTTATCTGCGCATCATAGATCTTGCACGTGTTGGAAAAGTGGAGCTGTATGATGCCTATAGGGAATGGGGTCACATACAAGGGGGATGGCTGAAGTTAGACCAGATTAATAGAACAATAGAAGACTACAAGGAAAAAAGAAAACTGCTCGACTACACCGACATGATTGTTGAATTCAACAAGCAGGACATGTGTCCAGGATTAGAGGTTGTCATTGTTGATGAGGCGCAGGATCTAAGTCCTCTGCAATGGGATATGGTGACAAAATTAGTGAGCAACGCAGGACAGGCATTTGTCGCAGGCGATGATGATCAGGCAATCTTCAATTGGGCGGGAGCGTCCGTCAACCACTTGATGAACCTTCCGTGGGAGCGCGTCATTCTTAATGAGTCCTACCGTGTTCCAAGAAAAATTCACGAAGCTGCGAATAAACTGATTGTTCGTGTCCCGGATAGGGTAGATAAAAAGTGGAAGTCACGGTCTGAGGAGGGGGAAATACACATTCACAATTCATTTTCCCACATTAATTTACAAAAAGAAGGTCAATGGCTCATCCAGGCGCGGACAAAATACCTTTTGGACATCATTGAAGACTTTTTGCGCCAGGAAGGATTGTTTTATGAGAAATTCAACAAGCCATCTGTTTCGGAAAAAATGGCGCACGCCATTAATTCTTGGAAAAAAATTTCCCGCGGAGAGTCTATCATTGGAAATTCAGTCAAGGTAATGTATGATTACATCGGGACAAACACACAAGATTTATTAGGAATACAAAGAGGGTTCAAGAAATTGTCAAATATCAATGAGAAGGAAACATACACCTACGATGATCTTAACAGTGATTTTGGACTACTAGTCCATAAAAGTTCGAAATGGCACGAAGCGTTAACTAAAATTATCAATTCCCAAAAACTTTATATTATGGCGGCGGAAAGGCGAAAACAAAGCATAAACGCAAAGCCCCGCATAAAATTGTCAACCATACACGGTGCGAAGGGCGGAGAATCCGATCATGTTGTTCTTTTGACGGATCTCTCTTACAAGGCCGAGGAAGCATATCACAAAAATCCAGACGATGAACGCAGAGTTTTCTACGTTGGAATGACACGCGCAAAGAAAAGTTTGCACATCGTGCGGTCACAGAGTGAACGGGAATTCAAGGAAATATTTATATGAGCAAAGCAACAAATAAGCAGATAGGCGGTGACCACTATAAAAAAATGGCAATCCAGCCAACCGAGTACATAATAAAAAATAAACTTGGATGGTGCGAGGGAAACATTGTCAAGTATATCAC